GTTCAAGGCTACCGCACGTTACTCGTTTGGTTGGTCTGATCCCCGTGCTATCTATGGTTCGCCGGGCGCGTAAGTAATTCAATGGGGTGTATCATTTTGGTGCACCCCCTTTAGGAGAACTTTATGGCTAAACGCCCTAATATTCAAGTAACTAGTACTACCCCTCCGGGCATTGATGCTGCTTTTAAGACTGTAAAGGTTGAAGCTATTGCAGCCGATGCCGTTGGTTTTGAAGCCTTTGTCTTACCTAAGAATGCATTCATCTCGGGTGCTTGGGTTATTAGTTCTGTCTCTAATGCTACACAGACTATTAGTGTTGGCACTACCTTGGGTGGTACTCAGTTGATTAATGCTGTTCCGACTGTTACTACTGGTTATGCAACTGTAGGATCTGCTGCTGGTGCCTTGATGGGCACGCAGTTGACGGTAGATACATTGTTTTATGTTAAAGCAAGTGCTACATTGACGGGTCAAGTTATTGTGAAGGTGGAGTACTACCTTCCGCAGACTGGCTTTGATCATTAATAGTATTACATTACTTAGGTAGTGTACCCATAGGGGGTATTTCTTAATCGGAGTACCCCCTTTCTTTTTATAAAGGTATGGAAAATGGCATCCACAAATGTATGGATTAAAAGTGGCTCGGTAAAGGATTTACTGGCTCCTGATGTTTCTGCAACACTCACGGGCAACTGGATGTACAAAGATGCTCCAGGTGCAACTATTCAAGTGGTAGCAACTGCTGCTGCCACAGTTGTTTTTGATGTTTCTAATGATGGTATCAATCCATGTTCTACCTCTTTAGGTACTGTTACATTAGCTTCGGCTGGTAGTGATGGCTTTGCTACTAATGCCCCTTGGAAATATATCCGTGCTAGGATTACTGCTAATTCAGGGACAGTCAATGTACTGATGTGTGTTTAATATGAGTGTTACTACTAATGGTATAATTGCTAATGTTAATGGTAATGTTTATAGTACAGTCGATCCCGTCACCGGGGGGAGTGTAATTTTAGACCCTAAAACCGGCCTTCCGATGAGCTTTGGTGGCGGGTGCTCTAGGTCGAGGCTTGCCTCTGCTGCCTCTGCACATAAATCTGGGCTTCGTGCCCGCCCCCCTGTCATCTTTTTCGGCGGCGACTCAAATATGATGGGCGAAGGGGCTGGGGATGGAACTGGGAACGTCGGAAGAATAACAAATGCATTCAAAAATTCGATACCGCAAAAAGTGAACTCCGTTTTGCCAACGCTCCTTGGTTTGCCAATACGGAATACTGCGGTTTTCGGAGATGGAAATGCCGGTCAGTACCCTACATCGACGGTTACAGAATATGACTCTCGCTTAACTCTGGGATCTGGCACGCAACGGGACTCAACTACAACAACTATTGGATGTAGGTTTTTTACAATGTCCGCCTCAAGCGGTTATTTACAAATAAACTTTGGGTCTCCTATAGATACCGTGGAAATTTACTACCCTACGGAGACAAACCTTTCAGCATCGGTGGGTGTTTACAGTTCAGACAATACCTTGATTGGATCGTATTCATGCGCTGCTGCGACATCTGCCTTGGTGCAGACGTTTACCTCGGCTAAATTCGCAGACGGAATCGTTAAGCTCAAGAACAACAGTGGGACGGCTGTTGGGTATCTTGCCGGAGCGATTGCATACAACAGCAATGAGAAGTCAATAATTCTTGCACAGGGCGCGTGGGGTGGAGGAAAAGCCGCGAACTATGCGGACGCAACAACCGCGTATGCTGGCTGTGGGTTTATTGACGTAATAAAACCTGACACATCAATATGGGCGCTCACGATCAATGACATTATTGCAGGCACCGCAACAGCTACGTATAACACGCAACTATCCTATATCGCGGGGAAATCTGCCCGCTATGGTGATCTGCTATTAGCCACTGGCCAGCCGGGGAATCACGCTAATTTTCTGAACTCAGTCTGGAAAGATATTGAGTTTGAGATGTATAAAGTTGCGGCGATTTATGGAGCCGGAACTATCTCGATGCACAAAGAATTCGATTCATGGGCGGCGTTGAATGCTGCTGGACTTGAGTATGACGCCTACCACCACAACGCAGCAGGGTATTTGCGGCAAGCCTCGATTTTTGCGTCTTATCTAAGCAAGCTGTCCTGATTTTCTAATCCCCTCTGCACTCACATCTTCCGTATAGTCCAGATGTGTCTATATTTAAAGGAGTTCTATGGCAAGAAATACATACATATCTGGACAATGGAATTTAATATGTGATTCCTGTGGCAAGAAGATTAAAGCCGGGATGGCTAAGAAAAGATGGGATGGTTTCATAGTTTGTCCAGAAGATTATGAGCAACGCCATCCACAGGATTTTGTTCGTGCAAGACAGGACAAGATTACAGTGCCGTTCACACGGCCACGTCCAACAGATGTATTTATAGATGTTCATTATATTACATACTGTGATGCTGGTTATTATGATAATCCACCTAATCAGCAATATATTACGGAGAGTGTATAAATGACAACAATAGTAACTCGTGCAGGAAAGGGCTCTAGTCTTAGTTATGCTGAGATGGATGCAAATTTTACTAATTTAAATAATGCTAAATTAGAAACAGGGCATCCAGCAACAGATGTTTTAAATGTCCCTTCCGGCACTATCTCTGCTACTAATGTACAAGCAGCTATAAATGAACTGGATACAGAAAAGGCTCCAAAGGCTTCCCCCATCTTTACCGGAACTATAACAGTACCCCAGTATTATAATGTAACACAACCGTATGGGGCGCTCCAGGTTAATGGTGCGGATATCCAGAGATTCGGGTCGGATAACTCCGGTCAGCTTGCGGGATTCCGCAATCGAATTATCAATGGTGATATGCGTGTTGCACAGCGTGGAGTTAATTCGGCGCTCCAAGGATATCAAACAGTTGATCGAATGTACTGTAACAGAACAGGCGGTGTTTTGGGACTTACGCAACAAGCTGTTACTGGCGCGTTCGGGTTGCCGAAGAATACCCTTCGATTAATACGTGATGCAGGCAATACAGGCACAGCAAATATAAATATATACCAAGCCATCGAAGGTAAGAATACGCAGGACTTCGCAGGCAAAACTGTTACTGCGTCAATTAATGTTGGCGTTTCGGCATCAACAGTTGGTACGTCTGTTACATTAACTCTTTATTATCAAACAACTGGTACTGATATTGGGCCGGCTGGGTTATGGACAAGTATCTCTAGTTCATCACAAACAATATCTATATCCTCCGCGACCGTATACAGTGCATCATTCGCTGTACCAAGCAATGCCACACAAGTTATGTTGCAAATTGCATTTTCCTGCACAGGCACAGCGGGGGCAGATGAGAGTAGATATGTTACAGATGTTCAGCTCGAATTAGGTAGCATCGCAACGCCATTCGAGAGTCGCCCGATTGGGTTAGAGCTTGCGCTGTGCCAGCGGTATTACCGTCGAGGAGCTAAGTATGCTCCGGGTTGGTTTGATTCATCTACCGGCGTTCTCTTTGGCATTCTTTTCCCTAGTATGCGAATTGCTCCTATAGCCTCCTTTGTCCCCGGGGTGTCTGGCACAGCGGGCGTATATGAGGCTGCAACGGCGAGCAGAGATATAGCGTCAATCGGGACTTGCACAATGACTCCCGAGGGGGGGCAAATTGCTGTCAATACTAGCACAGCAGGCACTTTGCTTAGACCGGCGCACCTTCTGGTTGATATATTCCAATTCTCTGCGGAGCTATAACAATGACAACATATAAACTTACAGGTGATAACTCCGTAATTCGTGATGGAGTCGAGTGTATTCCTTTCGATCCTATCTATGCAGAGTATCAAGCGTATCTTGCGTGGCTCGCAGAAGGTAACACTGCCGATCCTGCCAATCCTATCCCGGCTCCTGTTATCTCGGTGACTCCGTGGGCAATACGAGAGGCGCTGAACCAAACAGGATTGCGTGATGCTGTTGAAGACGCGGTATTGCTCGCTGATCGGCGAACTCAAGATGCTTGGCACTATGCGCAGAACTTTGTCCGAACTGATCCTCTGGTTGTCACACTTGGGGCAGCACTGGGAAAGACTGAGGCAGATCTGGATGATTTATTCACGCTAGCCAGTACGTTATGAAGATTGTAGAGGTACGACATCCGGGAGAGTTTTGGCTAACCTATTGGCTTGGTAATATAACAGCAGTAGATTCGGATTGGATCAAATCTGTTGGGGTTGCTTGGTTATTTAAGGAGGAGGGCCGTTGGGTCTTCACTCCTAGAGTGACAGGGGAACATAGTCTATTCTTTAACTCCCTTTTCTTCTTACGTCTAACCACCATAGGATGCTTCTGGTCTGTACGCTGGTCCTCTAGCAGCACAGCAAAAGCTCTTTGGCAGGCTGGTATCGGTTGGAAACTTAATGGCCGCCTTGCCCTTCTATTCAGGTTTCAGAGTGATAAGACAAGTGCTGCTGGTGTAACTGGCCCGAACACAGGACAGGCCACTGGCTTTGAATATGGAACACATTAATGTCTACTAACGAAGAGCAGTTCCAAGAACTGAAAGATGATATACGCGAAATTAAATCAGAGTTAAAACTTTTCACAGATGCTTGGCAACAAGCTCGTGGAGTTATTACTTTTATTAAATGGTTTACAGGGATTGCTGGTGGTATTACAGCTTTCTTTTTATTTATAAAGGATCATATTAAATGACCACCACATTCTCTGTTAATCGAGATGATTTAATCAAAGGGGCACTACGCAAGATTGGTGTAGTTGCTCAAGGCGAATCTCCGACACCAGATCAAACCACTGAAGCAGCCTTTGCATTAAATCTTCTGGTGAAGTCATGGGAGGCCGACGGGATGCCCTTATGGGCTTTGCGTACAACCCCCATTACTTTGATAGCAGGGAAGAATACTTACACCATGGGTGTTGGTCAGGAGATTGATACTGACAAACCCCTAAAACTTATCCAAGCATGGAATCGCTCTACTGGGAATATTGATATTCCTATGAGGTTGCTGACTAAACAAGAGTACAACATCTTAGGTAATAAGGCTACATCTGGGAAGCCTATTCAACTTTACTTTGAGCCAGGTGTTACCTCTAGTGATATCCATCTATTCCCTACACCGGCTGCTGCTGATGTATTAGAGTCTACAATCTATGTGGTCTATCAAAGACCCTATACAGACTTTAATGTATCTACAGATGCCCCGGATTTCCCGCAGGAATGGTATGATGCTGTGTTGTATGGTTTGGCTGTTAGGTTAGCACCAGAATATGGAGTACCCTTAGATCAACGGCAACTTCTAGGTCGAGAAGCAGCAGATATTAAACTAGCTGCCCTTTCGTTTAGTAATGAAGATGGCAGTTTATTTTTTGGAATTGAACGTAGGGGTTGGTAATGTATACACAATTAGAGGACATTGCTAGTCAAGTAGCAAAAGAACATATGTCTGACAGACTACGGAATAATGAAATCCGTAGTAAGATGACTGATAGTTGGTCTGCCCCTACTGAGACGAGTCCAACACAACCTACGTCACTTATAGACACAACGAAAACTGTTAATGGTACATCTCCTACATTAGCCAGTACTTATTCTGGAATGAAGAATAATTGGGATGTGTTGGGTTTAAATACTTCTAGTGGTGGGACAACTCCAAGTACTTCTGTTTCTGGTGATTCTAGTGGTAGTTGGAAAACCCAAGGATGGGCACCAACAGTTACAGGAACTGCTATGAGCCTTGCGGGTGCTGGCCCTTATGCAGGGCTAGGGGCTGCTGCTACAAATGCAATGCAAGGCAACTATGCAGGAGCTACAGGTAATATAGCAGCATCTTTAGCTAGTGCATTAGGGGCTAATAAGATTCCAGGATTAGCTGGAATGTTTGGTACACTTACTAGTGGTATCATGGGGGATAAAAGTCCAACTGATATAGGTATGGGTTTAGTTAATTCTGGTCTAGGGACTTTAGTAGGTATGGCTAACCCCATTGCTGGAGCTGCTTATAGTTTAGCAAGAGCTATAGGATTTAATCCAGCATATGGACTTAATAACTTATTTGGTAATGGTATGCAAGGCGTTGCTCCAGGATTTGGTGGTACTGCTGGTGGATTCTTTGGTAATAATGCTTTAGGTGGAGGTATGGCTTCCACTATCAATACTACACCATATACAAGCTCTTCTGGTAACACTGCTGGGTACTCTCCACCAGGATATACCACAACTGATCGTGGTACAGGTATTACCACAGGTGGTGGTGCTGGACTCTCGGGTGGAATTTCTAATAGTTTTAGTGGTACTACCTATGGTGGCTATAGTCCAAGTGCCCCAGCAACCAATAACAATGGATATAGTGGCTACTCTTATAGTGGTCCTGGTTCGCCCGGGGCGGGTGCTGGTAGTGACGGAGGTGATTCTGGTGGAGGTGATTAATGGCAGCAAGTAGACCGCAGCAAAAAGGTAAGTATCAAGCACAGAATATTCGTCTTCCTTTGCTTGGTTCTATGACCAATAGATCTACAGATAGTACTAAAGATCAGAGATTTATCAATATCTTCCCAGAAACTCGTAAAGTAGAGGCGATTGAAAGTACCCGTATCTTTTTAAATAAACGACCAGGACTCACTTTATATAAGACCATCTTTACTGGCGCTGGTCGTGGGTTGGTATGGTTTAGAAATAAATTCTATGCTGCTATTGATGGTAAGGTATTTGAAGATGTTACTCCAGTTATTACCTTAGTAGATGCCACTACTCGTGTTGGTATGATTGTGGGTAATTGTGCTGCTATAGGTGATTTCTTATTCATATGTGATGGTACTTCTGGCTGGATTATTAAAACAGATGGATCAGTTACAAAGATTACAGATGTTAATTTCCCTACACCTCATATCCCCTTACCAACCTTCATTGATGGCTATATTATCTTAGCCAAAGGGAGTGATGTATATAATAGTTCATTAGCTACACCACTTACGTGGGCATCGGGTGAATACCTTACTGCTGAGATGTTTCCAGACGCGGTTGTTGCATTAGGCAGGCAGAATAATCAAGTAGTAGTGTTTGGTGAGAATTCAACAGAGTTCTTTTATGATGCTGCTAATACAAGTGGATCTCCATTAAATCGGAATGAATCTACGACACTACAAACAGGTTGTGCATTTCCTTATGCCATATATCAGAATGAAAAGACCTTTATCTTTACAGGGCAATCTGAATCTGGTGGTAGGGCTGTGTGGCAAGTAGATGGCTTTCAACCTAAGAAAGTTTCAGATGAATTTATAGAACGTATCATAGATGCTGAGACAGATACACAGGGTGTTCGTGGGTTTGGTTTTAGATCTATGGGGCATCTATTCTATCTTGTCAATCTACCTACGTTGCAACGAACGTTAGTTTATGATACGGTGGAGAAGTTATGGCATGAATGGTCTTCAAATAATGCAGGCAGCCATACTAGTTTTATGTGTAGTTATATGTGTGATGCCCATACGGGCGCTGCTTATCTTCTTCATAATACTAATGGAACTATTTATAGGTTAGATCCAACAGTGTATGCCGATGCTGGTACGAACATCTTAGTAGAGATCATCACCAATAAGTACGATATGGATACATATAAACGAAAGTTTCTATCTAACATTCGGCCTGTTGGTGATAGATATACTGTAGGTAATACAATAGATATTCGATGGTCAGATGATGATTATCAAACATGGTCTAATGTACATACCTTGGGATTATCTGATGACTTCCCTAATATGACTCGACTTGGATCTTTTCGACGTAGGGCATTTGATTTAAAGCATGCTTTGAATTACCCCTTACGTTTAGAATCTTTGGAAGTTACTTATTATGAGGGGGATAGTTAATGGCTAATATTTTACCACCGCCACCTGTTAATGACTCTCCGGGTAGTTTTACATGGTTAGAATGGTATAGGCAATTACGTAGTTATGTTTCTACTAGTGGTAGTGTACCATGGTATATTATTAACTTTGCTGGATCTAATATTACCGATATTACAGCACGTGATCATGGAAATCTTCAGGGATTACAAGGTGGTACAGCAGGAGAACATTATCACTTAACAGCAGCACAAACTGCTAGTATAGGAGTAGGGGCACACAATTCCCTAACTTCTATACAAGGGGGTTCTCTTACCGAGAGATACCATATTAGTTCTGCACAGTATGCTAGTATTAATAATCATGGTGATTTTATGACCACCACATCTGGTATAAGTTTACCAACAGTTCCTACAGTTATTAAACCAGTTACCACAGTGTCTGCTTCTGGTATTGCTTATGATAGTGCTACAGGTATATATACATTCACTAATGGGGGTACTTACACATTAAACATGTCTATGAATCCTACTACTACGGCCAGTAATAAACTTCTGTTCTTTTATGCAGAGGAAAATACCGGTAGTGGTTGGACTATTAAACGCTACTCTGCTCGTACATCGTTGTTAAAGAGTTCTATACAAGAACAAGTAGTCTTTACGGCTTCTGTATATTATGCTCCCGGTACACAAACAAGGCATAATGTTTGGGCAGAAACAGCAACCTTCACATTGAATTCTACAGATCTTCCAGGTACTACTGCTGGTACTGTCACTATCCCAGCCTTGCGTGTTAGCTGGGAAGGTGGCTTATAATTGACATAGGTTAATACTTATGCTACAATACTTATATACAAAGAGAGGAAATACCTATGGATGATTGGAATTTTGAAGATCAAACAGATCAATATAATGATGGTGATACTAGTACTGGAAATGACTATAATGGTTACACACCTGGAGGTGATTATAGTAATATAGATACTAATTATGATACTCCTGTAGATTATGGTAATTATGGTGGTAATCAGTTTGATTCTAATACTACTCCAACAACCCCAGATTGGTTTACTTCGGGTGATCCTAATGTAACTGGAAGTAATGCTGCTCCTCTTAATGGCATGCCCACATACAATAATACATCTGCTAATGTAGGTGGAGATATTAAAAACTATCTTTCCAATCTTTTTAGTACCGGAGGTGCTGGAGCACAAGGTGGGTTGCTAGCTAAGGGTTTGGCTGCTTTAGTAGAAGGTAATCAGAATAAACAAAGAGCATCTGCTGCCCAATCTATGGCTACTAATCCAGCACTAGATCCATTTGGTAGTCAGCGAGCTTTCTATCAACAACAAGCACAACAAGCTGTAACCAACCCATATAGTTCTCCTATCGTACAACAGCAAGTATCCGCAATGCAGCATGCACAAGATATCAAGGATGCTGCTGCTGGTCGTCGTAGTAATCAGTTGACCTCTGCTCCAGCCGTCTTGGCTGCACAAGCTAAGATTGCACAGGACTATCAGCAACAGATGGCGACGCAGGGTGGGGCAGGTATTGCACCAAACCAACAACTTGCAACTATTCTACAGAATGGTTCTAATGCTGGTATCAATGGGTATATGTCTCCTCTAGCTAATGCATATGGGAATGCATCACAAACAGCATCTAATACTAATACATTAGAAGCCCTGAAGAAATTCTTATCTGGACAAGCATAATGCAGACAATTGAAACTGGATATAGACCAGAGGGGGCCCTTGGGGCTCTCTACGCAGGGCAGAATGCTGCTAACGCACAGAGCATGAATGATGAGGAGTTGTCTAAACTCTTTCTAGCCAATCAAATACAACAACAACAATTTCAGCAGAATCAGCAGACTAATCCATTAGACATCACTCGCATGCAAAATGCTAATGATATCAGTGGATATGAAGCTGCCTATGCTAAGGCTAAACAAGCTAGTCCTGATTATATCCCTATGAACATCTTAGGGCAAATGGGACAGATGCGTAGTCAGGATACAGCCTCTAAGATTGGTGAGGCTCTAATGCCTACCAAGATTGCATCTGAAAAAGGACAGCAAGAAAATGAGGCAGCCAAGCAAGGTGTCTTGTGGACTATGCAGGATATTGATAAGAAGCTAGCTGCTGGCGGAGATGTGGATGCTGCGGGTAATGTCGTTCCTATGACTCCTAATCAGATAGGCTTTATGACAAACAAACGGAAGGAACTTGAGAATCAACTTAAGAGTACTCCAGAGTTTGCACAGAAGAAAGAAATTGCGGATGATAAGGCTGCTAGTGCTGCCTCCGCAGCACAGATTCGGGCACAGGCTATGATTGATGCTGCTGCTATTAAAGCGGAAGCTGCTAAGTCTTTAGCCCATGATAAGACTCCAGTAACAGCGGAGGCAGCTATGACCAAGCAGATTATGCAGAATTCTTTCATGGATGAAAATGAAAAGCATCAACTCTTACAGAATATGTTTAATGCTAAACAGCAGAGTAAGAATGCTACTGGTGAGAATCTAACCCTCATTCAAGGGCCGGATGGAAAGCTTACTATGGGTCAGCAAGCCGTTACTCCACCTGTAAAGAACACCTTACCGGGGGCAGTGGCTGTGCCAGTAAACACACCAAAAGTATTATCTGAGCAAGATAAAGCAGCAGCAGCTTGGGCCAGTGCTAACCCCACAGATCCACGTGCTATTGCAATTAAGGCTAAACTAGGAATATAATAATGGCATTTAATCCAGATGAGTATTTATCACCCACACCGGCATTCAATCCCGATGCTTATCTTAGTAATTTCAATCCTGATGAATACTTGTCTGGTACTCCAATAGCAAAAGAGAGTGCCTTAGTCTCACAGATTCCAGGTGCTCATACTATTCTAGCCTCTGGTGTCCCAACGCCTACCACAGATATCCTTAAGGGTGTTGGTGAAGGTATAGCAAATGTAGCTACTGGTGGTACTACTGGTATGCTTGGTGGATCTATTGGTATGATATTAAATCCCATTGTAGAGGCCGCCAAAGGGAATATCCAATCCTATCCAGCATTCTCTAATGCTATGGGTGAGGGTTTTCAACAAGGCATGGAACAAGGAACATACCAACCTAAGACAGAGACAGGAAAGGAATATACAGAAAAGTACATAGCTCCTGTTATTTCTAATCTTATGCCTTTAGCTGGTTTAGGGCATAGTCTTAGTGTACCTCGCGTAGAGGTTCCCAAAGAGTTTGCTAACATCCCCAGAGATTATCCAGTACCTAAGGAAGTGGCTAAGCCTTTTAATGAGCGCGCCCTTGCTGAGCAGGGCTTGCAAACAATGGATAGGAATATTGCATCTGCTGCTGAACAATTAACAGAGCTGCATAAAACCTACATGGAGCGGGGTCTAGAGGTTGATGCAGAGAACTCACCATTGATTGCTTTACGTCAGCGGTTGGATCAGATGAAACAGGATAGGGATGCCCTCTCAGATCGCCTTACTGGTGATATTACGGATCGAGTTCAAACAGAACAAAATATTAAAGATCGTAAGGTAGTTGATGCTGCGGAACAGAGTGTCCTAGAAGCCACGCAAGAGGCCCCAGTTGAACAGAAAACATCCCCGCATGAGGTAGCCTTAGAGAAGGTTGGTGAAGCCATGCAGGACTCTCCAGAGGCTTCTGGTGAGCGTATCTGGGCAGTGGAAGAGAAGATTAAGAATACTCCTGATACACCTGAGAATTCTGCTTTACGGGAAGCCTTAGAATTTGAACGTGCCTCCTATGAGAAGCTCGCTAATGGTGAGAAGCTTACAGAGGAATGGTTTAACAAGAAACCTGAAGAAGTTATACCAGACATAGTAGATCGTAGAGTCCCTACATCCGAAGAAGTTATTCGTTTAGTTTCAGATCACGACAATCTTGGTTCTGTCTTGGAAACACTCAAGAAGGAAAAGGTTGGTACTATGGGACAACGTGTATTGGTAGAAATACTATCACGTATCCCACATGTTCTTTCATCTAAGTTTTAGTTTACCAAAGCTACAGTCTTCAATGCTGAGGGTAAGGCTGCTAGGGGTATGTATAATTCCACTACGCACACTACGTCCTTACATGAAGGGGGTACCCTCAAGACAATCTTGCATGAGGCTGTACATACAGCTACTGTGGGTTTGTTAGATCAGAATCGTACAACAGCAGCAAAGCAGTTGACAAACCTGTATAAAACATTTAATAATTTATTTAATAAATTTATTCCTCCGTATCCCGCTATAACAGCTATACCCATTTTAACGTTCTCGGTTGTTATATTTAGAATACTACAAAGTAATGGACTTATTGCTACTGCTACAGGAACTCCGACAAAGAAACTAATTAGCCTACTAAGTATCTGCTCTTTAGATGTTTTCATTGCGGCTATACCTCCTATTATTGCTCCTAATAAGATGCCATATTCTATTGCATATTGTGCTAGTTGTTCTTTCATTTTTTAAGTATTTAAGTATTAAATTTACTCGATTTAGGTATTAGTTATAGAGTTATTATTCACGCATTTAGTATTTAATTATTCTTAAATGTATTTTAAGGTTTTGAGTTAAAGCGGCTAACTCTCTAAAACCTATTTCAAATTGGGTCTGTGATATTATCTTAAAAGTAGGAGTAGTTATATCATTATCTACATCTATACTAGCACTTAAACTTTCTATCATAGAATCTACATAATAATTTAATGTTCCCATACTATTTGCCATTGTTACTAATACAATAGAATTTGTACCTCCAGGTGTTGAGGTTGTTACAGCTGTTACTAT